TCTCCCCAGAGGCGTCGAAGTATTTGCAATAGAACTTGCAGTAGTTCTCATCGCGTTCTGGTTCGGGTGCTACGTCAGAGGCTTTGACGGCTTCTAACCAACTCAAAGCCTCCAACGCTATCTTCTCGTCATAAGGTTCTGAGTGGACTTTTATGTCACGCTCATCCCCATCACGAGGTATAGCCACAAGACTGACTCGACTGACCTTCCCCTTGCCAGACTTTTCAATCAGGTAGCCATACACCTGTACCTGCCAGCGTTGCTGCTGGCTCGGAAAGTAGGAAAGATTCTTATATTTAGTTGTCTTCCAGTCAATCACGTCGCCCGTTTCTGGTATGAAGAGATCGACGTGTGCCTTCATCCCACCGTACTCCACAGTGGTTTCGATAAGCAAATCGTCTCGCTTGCTAAGCGCCTCTTCAATCGCTCCGTGAATTGCTGTACCCATAATAGCAGCAAGTTTTAGTTCCTGCTCGTTGGTCTCTGGTTGATTGTTCAACCGATACCACACCTTGCGTCGACAGCCACCTAACTCTGATGGTCCTATTTGAACCTGAGTACTGCGTGGCCGCGAGTTCTCTTTCTCGTGTAGCGCCTGTACTAAGAACGCCTTGATATCTTCCATAGTGCCTCGTCCCTCCATCGGGTAATTGTAACGTTGAAGAATATAAAACTCAAGGCTACTGAGTCAGTCAATACGATGTAGCCATAGTCATCTAGTTCTTGGTATCTATCAAAGCCCAAGCCGAAGTTACGCAGGCTTGACCTGTGGATATAGACGGTGTAAGGATCCTTGTGCCAGCCTGCCATATCAGTTCCTTTCTTGAACTACCAACTGTACTGGTAAACCAGTGTTCACATCCAGTACCGACGCGATTTCGATGGCACGTTTCGCTATCTCTTCAGCCCGTGTGAATGGGATGGCTTTGTTCTTCACCTGTGAGTAGAGATAACCCATAGCGAACTGACCACCTGAGCCAATCGCGTAGGCCCCGTGTTCGGATTGGAAGAACGATAGGTCACACGCCACGTGAAAGAGGTTCCCGTTGAAGGCCAATAAGTAGTCGAACCCAGAGTCCTTGTCCTTGAGCGCTTCGTTAGGGTCGTAGTGATTATCTCTAAAGGCCTGGAAGATCGATGGAATAACCTTCCTCCCCATAAAGACCACTGGATCATCACCATACTTTGGAGCAGGCGGTCTCCAGTTATAGGTCAAGATATCTCCAGGGCGAGTATCGCCCGTGATACCCAATAGATACCTGCCCACTGATACTATCTTTGGCGTGGACAATACAATGGAGCGGAGGTTATCTTCGGTGATTTGGGAGTCGGCCGCAAGGACGACACTGGTTGCTGTCTCTATCCCTACTAACGTTGTCATAGCCTAATGTTATCAGCATCACGGCGTGTCGCGCCAGCGACACTCCACTAGGCTCGCTATAATATGAGCGAAGCGAATAACGGTACGGCCCCTGACGGGGCCGAGGCCGTAGATATGATAGGCCGAGAGGCGACTGACCACAGGAAGGAGCCGTGCCGAGCCAATGGTTCGCCGTCTACTCTCCCTGCTCAAAAAGCAGGAGACTCTACCACCTGTACACGGTGCTGACCTCAGAGGTCTTGGCCCAGTCCACGTCTGTTCCTGTGGCTGTGAAGTCTTCAACGTGATGGCCTGCTTCGAAGACTATGAACTGGTCTGGTACTTCCTAGATGCCACCTGTGTCTCGTGTGGCAACATCGTCACCGTTCCCTGCCCAGTAGATAAACCCCTATAAAACAAAGAAGAGGCCCCCAACACCTTTCGGTGCTGAGGGCCGTTAGCCTCGCAGTAACGCTAAACTACTTCTTCTTGCCAAACTCTGGTGCTGATGGATCAAGCCACTTCAGTAGTGGACCAGCAAAGCCAGCGAGCGCAGCAGCGCCCAACGTCTTTGGGTCTGTCTCTCCTGCTAGATAGAGTGCTACCACTGCAGCAGCAGCGGCACGGAACCAGGTCAGTGAGACCTGCTTGAACTGTTCGTTTACCTTCATTAGTCCTCCTTTGGACTTCTCTTCTTGCGCTTGACTCGGATGAACCTTGACTTGATCTTGTTCCACTTCTTAGGTCCATTGACCCAAGGGAACCAGTCGCGGGTATCCTTGCCACAGTCCTCCTTGATGGAGACGTGCAAGTGTTTCTCGTGCTTGTTCTTGCCTGTATAAGTATCTTCACCGTTGCGCTCTGACCAGATACGACCGTTGAATATCAGGTACTTGACCCGCTTATCCTTCTTCAACTCTGAGTAGATAACTCTGCAGTCAATCCCATTCTTAGGATCGTGGGTCAGGTCTACTGCAAAGCCTGAGTTATGGTCTGAGTTCGGGTTGGTCTTTACGTGCGCAGCAGAAGGTAGGAGTCCATCGCTCGCCTTGTTCCTTCTCGGAGCAAGAGCAGTGGCCTGTCGCAACAGGGCGACGGCAGCAGGTTGTGGGAACTTCGCTAGTGGAATCATTCATTTCCTCAAAACTTCCTTGACGAGATCGGTTAGTAGGTCAACCTTATGTTCAAGGCTATTGACCTTATCCTTGAGACTATTACCCCCATTGGGTTTGAGTTCGGCTAAGTAGTGCTTCACCATCCATCTCACAAAGGCAGAAAATCCTGCAATGATTGTAAAGACAGAGACGGTAAGTCCCGCCCATTCCGTAGGGGTCATAGTTCGGCTCCTAAATTGTTCTGACAGTTACGATAAGTTTTCCTCCGTAGCCAGAGAATCGCTTATCAGATGGGGTTTGATTGATGAAGTCCAACTCCTCTATGATGCAGAGGAACTCCTCTCCAGAGCGGAAGTCCTGGACTCTGATGGTGTCGCCATTGTTCTCGACTGCCTCTAGTTGAATCAGTCGGTCATAAGCGCTACCTTCGTAGCCGATTTCCACACCAAGAGAATCACTCTCGTGGTCATAGCAGAAGACTGGAAGTTGAATCAAACGCTGTCTAGGAACAGCAGGTAGGGACTTGAGTTGGTATCCCGTAAAGAGTGGACCCTTGGTAGAGTCATCAGGATCACGGCCGAAGATAAACTTGAAGGCCAGATATTCTTGTGGCGCTGAAGGATATGCAATGGTTACCTCTGGTATCACAGCACCCTTATTGAATGATCCGATGTTGTATGTAATCTCATTGGATGTGAACGACTCGATATCAATGGAGCCGTTAGTTGCATCAAAGCGAGGCTGAAGTAACTTGAATATCTTGGCTTCGATAGTGTTGTACCTAACGTAACCAGTCTGTAGGTAGCCTGTAGGTACCTTGACAGAGGCTGACTCAATCCATATTCCATCGCCTGGAACTGCAAAGGCAAGCCTATCTGTACTGCCAAGGAAGTCTGCAGAGATAGGAACTGCCGTCTCTCCAGAAGCATAGATATCCCAGGCATATGGAAAGACCAGTGTGTTTGCACCAAGAGAGGAACTCAGGTCAATGCGTATAAGGCCAGAGTCTCCACCGATGGTGGTTGTTACATAGGCGTAGTTCTCCCTGAATGTGACTGCCTTGCAGTCTGTATCAAAGAGCAATGGTCCGTAGGAGATGTCACCATCTGCTGAGACAATGCCTACACGAGTTCCCTTATTGGTACAGATGACAGCATAGGTACCCAGGTAAACGTCAAAGGCTTGAACAATCTCGCCTTCTGGTAGGTCCACCACTACAGTAGGAACGCTCAGTTCTGGGAATCCTAAACTGTTTGCGTTAGCAGTGTCTAGAGTAATCTTGTATATAGATGAGTTGCTACCAGCATAACCTGCAACATAGAAAGCGGCTGGCCCTTCTGCTATCGCAGTCCATAACCACGATGGATTAGGGTGGGTATAGAACTCGGTAGGAAGGCTGTGACCACCAGATGTTGGTGTCTTATTAGCATCTAATTCATACAGTTTGTATTTGGTACCAAGAAGCAAGCGTTGCTTAGTATACTTCAAGACGATGTTAGTTACTGGTCCACCGAGATCGTAGATGTGGCCATCGCTCGTGGTTCCAAAGATGTTGCCTCGATGGATGCGGGCATTGTCTGGGGCGAAGTATCTTGTTCCGTCCGTAGTCAAAGCCAAGAAGTCAAGCGTGTGTGGAGAGGTGACCAAGGTATAAGTAGTTACCGTTGGTGTATCGCCACTCATCGTCAACTTCTTGAGATCTGGTCCTTCGGTAAAGACAATGGCATCAACGTTATTTACTGTATCTCTAGCGCCAAAGAGGAATAGTTGTGATGATGTAGCAGGCTCTGCCCTGACTGTGGTGTTGAGTAAAGTGCATTGTCCCTTGGTCCAGACATCCACACCTTTAGACTCAGTAAACTGAAAGCGAAGCGACTCATCCTGAGCAGGTTCAAAGAACTTGATACCTGCGCCCTGATGGAATGATGACTGACTGCGCAGCCACCATCCCGTCAGGGTCTGCTCGCCAGCCTCACGAGTCTGGTCAATCTGGGTCTTTCGGTACTGTGCTGTGACACGACGATAGGGTGTTTCATCGCTTGCACCTAGAAAAAAGGGTAGCCCTGCAACAGCCACGTCGTACTGCACCGTGCTGAGTTGATACGTTTCAGCAGATACTGGATTCGACAGTGGATAGGGGATAGCCTCGGTAATGTCGTATGAAACCACTATAAGACCCTTCGGGTTTTAGGAGAGTAGTGCTTTGAAATCTTCAGGCGTTAGGCCAAGGGCTGCAAGTTTGGCTTCGGCAGCAGCCTTTGCCGCTTGCTTTGCCTCTTCTTGTTCAGCCTTCCATACATCGTATTGGGCAAAGCCTGCATCAAAATCAGTGCGTGATACTGGAGCGCATTCCAACCACTGAATCTTGTCGTAGTCGTTGTCGTGCATAATCCACCCACCCTCTGGGCGGAGCATCTGGAGTACCTCTGTTGCTGTTGCCATTATCCTGCTACCTCCATAAGAATTATTGTGCTACGCTCACCAAGATACTGCGCTCCAACAGTGGTGCCTGTTGCGCCAGCAGGCGCCATTCTTGTTTTGTATATAGTCGCTGATGTTGTTGCTGGGGTGTCTAACTTTGACAATGACAGGCACTGACCTAGTTGAACATTTCCACCAAAGTTGGTAAGACCATACGCTGTTCCAGATATACCAGTTCCAGCCCTGTCAATAATCAAATTGACTGCACCCGCCGCTGCTCCAGGCGATAGGTAAATACCATTCTGATTTACTAGGACTAACACCTTGCTCGACGCAGAAGATGGAGTAATAGTCGCAGTAAGGTTTGTGTCAAAGAAGGTTCCAAACGAGGAACCGCTGGCAGATGATGTGGTTGTACCCTCTACCACCTGCAGAATCTTGCCGAAGTCTGTACCCCAGGTAAGTCCAGTAGCAGTTGTTGAGTCCACTTTGAGAA